CTAGCGTTTTAGCTCACGGTTGCCGCCCTCCTCCGCGCCCTGCAGCTTGCCCGTGCCGTTAAACAGCGCGTAGGCAGACTTATAGACCTCCACAGGGTCAATCCCCTGACCGATTTCATCCAGGGGCATCAGCGCCTCATTGTGGGCCGCTGCTTCATTTGCCAGCCCCAACGCCGTCCCGTACTACGTCAGGCGTAACAGATCAGGTTTTCCGTACAGGCTGGCGGCAACGTTCGCGGTCGTGGTTTTACCTGCACTCGACTGTTCGTAGAAATGCAGACCAAAGCCGTCAGCCATCTTGTATGGCTTGTCCTTTGGCTTAGCGGTCTCGACCTGTCGAGCGTTTAGCTTCATTGGGAGTATCTCCTTTAGACCGAACAGCATATACCCCCGAATATACCCCCAAAATGCTGTAGATTAAGGAGTACTTCGCTAGACCTCAAAATAATGAGAAAGGGCTTAAAGCTAGAGTATAAAGGCTTCCAGAGGACTTGAGTGGACTTTGAGAGATGCTTGAATGGTGCCGATAATAGGAGTCGAACCTACGACCTTCGCATTACGAATTAGCAGAATTATATTTAACTAACTGTTTTACATGCACATTACCGCATTCACATTGCGCAACTCAATGGCACATGATGCAAGACGATGAATGTGAATTTATCGTGTGTGACACAAAAATGGCACACGTTGCTTTGAAGCTTTTCCTTGACTAAAAACCAGTCTTCAAGAAAAATACTGTATATAAGACCAGTGTAAAGGGAGGCACCTATGTTTGTTGAACTCGTCTATGACAAGCGTAATGTTGAAGGACTGGAGGGGGCCAGAGAGATTATCCTGGCAGAGCTGACGAAGCGAGTGCACCAGATTTTCCCTGATGCCGAAGTGAGGGTGAAGCCGATGCAGGCGAACGGCCTGAATAGCGATGCAAGTAAAAACGATCGGGAGAAGCTGAACCGCATGCTGGAGGATATGTTTGAAGAGGCAGATATGTGGCTGACGTCTGAATTTCCAACCGTCCGGCAAAATGGATAGCACATAAACGGGCAGTTACTCCAGCAACTGCCCATCTACCTACCGTATTTATAGCTTTTAGAGTTTGAGAGCAGGCAAGTTCCAACGAAACTGATAAAGTCACGAACCAGTATTTCATAGACGTTCGACAAAATTCCTTGTCCTCCATGCAGTTGCGATGCCCTTATCCAGAGATCAATGATGATGCAGTTAACCCTTTGTGCTATCATCTTCACGATCAAAAAACAGGTATCTTTTGCTATGGAATTTAGAAAAGACATAAACGCTTTGCGTTCTATTGCTGTGTTGTCGGTAATTATTTTTCATTTTAATAGCGACTACCTCCCAGGTGGTTTTGCTGGAGTGGATATTTTCTTCGTCATTTCCGGTTATCTAATGACGAAAATAATTTTATCTGGAATCAATGATAATAAGTTTAGTTTAAAAAGATTCTATTTGGCACGTGCCAAGAGAATAGTTCCAGCACTGACAATCACATGTTTAGTTACCATGTTAATTGGTTGGCTTTTCATAAAGCCGTCAGATTTTTACGAAATGGGTAAGGATGTTGCAAGTAGTATATTATTCATTTCAAACTTTCTGTATTTATCAAGATCTGGTTACTTTGATGACTCGTCTGTCAATAACTTTCTTTTACATACCTGGTCTTTGTCTGTTGAGTGGCAGTTCTACATTATTTACCCGTTATTATTGCTTGCCATAACAAAGTCATTAGGGATAAAAGCAGCAAAACATTCGATTGTAATAATGTTCATTTGCTCTTTTTTTGCATCGCTATATGGAACCTACAATTTCGCCGAAGCAAGTTATTTTATGTTTCCAACCAGAGCTTGGGCGATGCTTGCAGGTGGAATGGCCTTTACCATCCCTTCTATCAAACAGATGAAACGAGCAATAAGTATAGTTGGCCTTTTACTTATAGCATTAAGCTTTTTTATTATTAACAAAGACACGCCATGGCCTGGATTGATGGCAATAATACCAGTATTAGGTTCATTCTTATTCATATACTCAAATTCCTCACTGAGGTTTTACAACTTTAAACCGCTGCAATATATCGGTTCTGTATCATATGAAATCTACCTAGTTCACTGGCCGCTTTTGGTATTCTCTCGCAAATTGAGCTTGGATATCAATTTCGCATGGTATGCTTTGATTACTGTCATTATTTCAGTTACTTTTCATAAATCGCTTGAAATTTCAAAATCAAATAAAAAACTTCCAATAACTTTTGCTGCGTGCCTTGTGCCTTGCCTTCTTATAATTTCCAATAATGGTTACACAAGCAGAGTCCCGGAACAGTTCAGGATTACAAAGGAAGACTTCCATAAAAAATATTATGGCGGAGCTAATTACCCTTCCAACGAGGTCTTTTATTTAAACTCTGGTGAGAATGATTTTAAATACATTATTACTGGAGACAGCTTTGGTTTGCAATACGCAAAATCCTTTGATGAACATAAAGTAAGTACTGCTGCTCTTTTTGATCACGGCTGCTTAATATTCCCGAACTATTCTAGATATCTTAACAACCAAGAGGATGTATCATGTTCTGAGGAATATAATAAATTGAAGAATGTTATGGCTAAGGCCCCAACTGCACCTCTTATATTCGCAAGTTCGTGGGATACTTATAACGGAATTCTTATCAAGAAAGGTGGAGATACGCCAATTGGCAAGGATAAAGATAATTATTACTCTCTAGTATTAAGTGAGATTTTATCCGTTATCCGAGATGGTGGTAGCGAGCGCATGTACTTCATAATTGGCAGGCCGCAAGCTGCTAAAGTGGACGGGTTTAGTTGCCTGGCTGGCGAGAGTCTGCTGGGGTATAAATTAATTTCCAACTGTGAAGAACTACAGAAAAAAGAAAATGTAGAGATAAATCGGTACCTACAAAAACACTTAGCCCATATCAAGAATGTTATCTTCATAGATCCTAATGATGCACTTTGTGATGATGATGCTCAATGTAAAATTATTTATCAAAGAGAACCTATTTATACAGATGGTGGTCATCTGTCAATTTACGGAGCTGAATTAGTTACCAAATATATCGTTAAGCACTTTTAGCATAGTGAGCCCAGGCATTGTTGATCGCCTGGGCTCTCATTCATTCAAATCCACATCAGTTTTACTTTGATTTTACCTCATGGGGCTGATTGCGGAACCGGGGGCCACTCAATATCTGGCGCAGTTAATGTATCAATCGCTTCCAGAGCATCCAGATAATCCAGCCACAAATTATACTGAGCCAGTTCGTCACCCTTAAGCCTGCCAATCGCTGCTTTACCGGGCCACTGCTTGCTATTCATGTAATCGTTAGCTTGATCAATTAGAGCTTGCTTTTGTGCATCAGCAGCTGCCACAGATTCTTCATGTGTCAGTGGAGGTGCATTAACCCACACAGGCCTACCAGAACTATCCCCCCCCAAGACCTTACCTTCAGGCCATGCAATTCCTGCGAAAGTTGAATAATCCTCAAAGCTAATTTCGCTCACTCCTTCCGGAATGTGGGTACTGTCAGGAAAAACATAGAATCCAGAATCAGATGCATCAAAAAAATATTTCTTATCCATTATCAGTTACCTAATGCTAACCAGTACATTGTATTTGTTGTTGGAGTAACACACGTAAAACGTATTTTCGTTTTGCTTGTGTTTCCAATATCGATTCCAACGAATCGCTGGGAAGGATCTGCAGTAGAATATACCGATGAAGCGATTCTGAATGCAGTTGTGAAGGCTATTGGGAAAGTAATATCAATGTTTTGTACAGTTCCAGATGAACCACTTACGTTTGCGGTACCCCACTGCAAGATCAATCCCCCAGGGAATTTCTGGTAACCAGAAGAACCCAATGAATTGTTAAAGCTGTTCATGTCTGGAATCTGGTTAGTGCCAGTGCCTACATTCTTTGTGGCAGCATTACCCAAACCGAGGTTTGTGGTAAGCGCATTCGTGAACTTTGTCACCAGTCCATTTACATCTGCGTTGTCCAGAGCGTCAGCACCTGAGTTCGCAATAAACTGCCCCACCAGCGCGGCAATTGTGGTCGCCTGGCGAATGGCTTTGTTGACCTGGGCGCTGGATGCCTTCCCGGCAGTAAAACCAGACAGCAGCGCCGGAAGCGCTTCCCAGTCAGCCTGTGGCATGACGTTAGCGTTAGGATCAAGCGCGAACGCTTTAAAGTTGTTTGTAGCCATCAGAGTAATACCCCCCAAGCGCCGGTATCAAAACCGCCGATATATTCGTTGTCCATATCAAATCCAAAAAATTTAGTGCCTTCAGACGGTGTTTCTACCGAAGGCGTTTCAACATCACCGACCCATACGCCGGCGGCTTTAACGGTGAGATAGCCCTGTTTGATAGCGGCAATCAGTTCAAGAGACACATCAGAAATATCAGTCTCGGGGAATACCCAGACCGATATCGTCATGTCCTGGTTGTCGACAATTTGCATCCTGAGGCCTGAGCCAGCAGTCGCAGCGTCAAGGAAGGGAGGCAGAGAATCGTTCCGGCCGTCCCAGTTGTTGATAGCGATTTTCGCTTTCAGAATGATGCGGTACGTCTCATCACTCAGCGTCGTATAGCCAGAATCAGGATCATATGGCCCCTGCCAGATGCCCTGGTCATATCCAAGCCCGTCAGTGTCCCAGCTGAAATAAACTCCGTTAATTGGCTGGCTGACTATGCGACTGCGTCCGATCCACAGACCGAGGATGTCGAGCTGTACACCGACAGCAGTATCAATATCGAAGGCTGTTATAAGCCCTGACATAGTGCTGGACACATCAATCAGCGGGCGGGTGCTCAGATCTATATGGTCAAAAAAGAGTGGCTTGGTAGCGTGGTAGTTAGTGATCAGTTCGGTGTATTTGCTCATGAGGTCACCGTGATACTGATATTCGCGGTGCTACAGGACGCAGAAGCATCATAGGCAATATCAATGTTTGATGCCGATACGCTGCCAGACGACTTACCGATCAGCAGGTCGGTAATATCGTAATAGCGGGCATTCCCGCCGCTCACAACGCCGAGGTTTGCCGGGGAATAAATACGGCTCAGCAGAACGTCGTCGCCAATTGTTAGGCCATTTATATAATCGGCAACAGCCTGTTTAATCTGCTCGCCGATTTGAGAGGTATAGCCGGTAAAAACTTTCAGGGTAATGGCTACGAAAATTGGCACATCGGTAGTGCGCGAAAAACTGATGACGTGTGGATTACCGTAAGTATCCGGCACCGTGACAGAAGTTTTACCGTAAGTTGCGGTTCCCTGCCCTTTATTCCCCCGGATTGTTTGGGCTATCTCGGTAACATCCCCTCCATCGACGATGGCGGAAATAGAGTGTGGCGGCAGCCCGTTGCTGTCGGTTGCCCCAGTGTCGTTCTCATATAGTTTGTGACGTGTCACGCCAGCAACATTAGCGATAGCACCGTCGACACCTTCAAACGGTGTGATCGATGGTAGCGCGACGCTTTGCCCCTGCCGAATGCGCAGCTCTGCGTCGGTTTCGGCTGGTGAACCGACAGTAGCCGCAACTGGATTGGTTACCGACACCCAACCTCGGGTCGGGGTGTTGATAGTGGTAATAGTCCCGGCCAGCGCCGCAACCGAACCGCTATTCGCACATGTGGCCGTCACCAGCACAGTACCATCAACGCCGATCGCCACACTCGCTGGAAAATTCCAGATAATGCCGTTTTTATCCCGTGCGGAGCCATTCGTGATAGTCGTGCCTGCCGTACCGGTTAACAGAAGGTCAGCAGTAGAGTTTGTCGCTACTTTTCGCGTGATCCTGTTAATTTTCACATTGCTGCTAAGCGCTGCGGCCTGCGCTGTCATCGGTGAAAACGAGTTGTAAATCTCGATAGCGGTGTTGTTAGCGTCATGCACGGCAAGAGCCACCAGCGCGACCATCTGCCCGTCTTTGCTGTCTGGTTCGAGGTAGGCATCACTACCGTAAATCTGCCTGAAATAGCTGGTCAGTGTATCTAGGATTGTCTGGTAATCAGGCGCACTAATCCCCTGGGCGGTTACCGTTGCCGATAGCCCCAGCGTGTCGAGGTTCAAAGCCATTTATGCCTCGCTTGTTACAGTCGTCTGGCCGTAGATTGTGTCAATGGAGGAAGTGAAGGTGACGCGGCGGCTGGTGCCGTCATAATTGGTATCGAAGGAAAGAATCGACAGAATGCCCGGAGTGTCCTGAATGCGTTCGCGTATAGCCAGAATGTAGACGTCTGATCGCTGCTTCCCAAGCACTGACTGAACATACGGCGTGCCTTCCGTCAGATCGAGAAACCACTGACCGCGCCACAGCTCGAAACGGGTTTTTACGGCCTGGGCGACACACTCCGGGCTGTCGATAAGGAAGGTGTCGTCACCCTGCCCGAAAGTGTAATCGCCGTCAGCATCTTCTCGTCGGTATCGCATCAGTTTACCCCACCAGAATTGCCGCTACCCGTCTGAACGCCTTTGTGGGTGTGCGTGTCATCAATAGATTTACCGTTAGATTTAAGCGTCCCAAAGAATTCAATCGCACCAGTAATTTTCGCCGCTGTTCCGCTGGCAAGACTGCCGACCATCCCCCCCATCCAGGTGAGTAGACCGGTAATCGTTACCTTCGCTGAGAATGTCGATTCAGGCGCGATAACATCCAGGCCGCCTGGCGCTACAATTTTAATTTTCTGCGTGGTGGGGTTGAGCTCAAAATACGTGCTCCCATCGTCGCTGCGCAGCTGCGTTGCTCCGGTACTGATTCCACCGATTTTTTGTGCTTGCGACTGCGGGCCAACGATGGCGAACGCATCCGATAAATCATGCTGACGCGGGTCGACGGTCTCCTGAACGCCGCCGCTCTGCCACCAGAAATCGATGCAACGGTCGGCAAAGATCAGCAGGCACTCGTCGCCTTCTTTAACCGGAAAGGTCAGTGTGCAACCGCCACCGCGCGGGAAGATAACCGGCACATCCACCAGCGGTTTTAATTCGGTGGAGCCATCGCCAACAATACCGCGAAGCGCCACCTCTACTGTGCAGGTAACAGTGTCAGGATCGAACGACTGAATGATGCCAGGCATCGCTACGCGCATCTGGGTAGACACCGAATCGGCAATGGCCTGCGCGGTCTGCTGCTCGCCGCCGATCTGTGATTGAGTTGGAATTGGCATAAAAACCCCATAAAAAAACCCGCCGAAGCGGGTTTGTTTTGAATCTTTAATTTAGTGTAGCTGCTCGGTACTAATCACAAGCAAGCGGTGTGAATGGCAATCTCTATCATTACCCCAACAGAAACTGGCCCACGTACCATAGAAATCATCCCACGACGTCATAAACGTCAACGGACGATCTTCTTGCGTACCGTCAGACACATACACATGATAACCATCAGTTTGAATTGCCCAAGCAATCATTCGCTCCCAGAAGCGGCGACCATCTAATGTCTGCTCACTGTCGGAAACTACGATTGAGTAACTGCTCAGGAAAAATTTGAAAAATTCCTGCGGCAGCCCACGAACAGCAGAATCATACTGAGGCTGAACAGTTTTCCACACAAGGATCTGAGTGCAGATTTTCCGACTCGGAACAATATGCTCAAGAAATTCTAGTTTCACCGCATACACTGTTTCAGGTACGTCTGAGTCGGTAACCATTCGATACTGATTGCCTTTTATAGCCTGGAGCAAGCGGTAGCCATGAGGTGTAACAAATCCAGGCAAAGCAAACTCTCTCACACCAGCACGAATGAACGCAGCAGTATGATCGATGTTTTTCTCTGTCATGTTCAGCTTTGCATCGAAGCTAGCTGATGGAATCTCATATGGCATTTTATAATTCGCTCGGTAAGTTTTCATAGTGACCTCCATGCTTTGCTGGAGCACTTCTTACAGGTTATGCAAAAAAATAGTATCGTATTGCTCTTGCAGTTTAATACCTTCTTCCATAGATGGGCAAGGTGAATCTACATCAGTGCGGTCATTTCACCTTCACGCAGTCGTATGTTGCATACTGACGCGGCGAATCCATGCTGGCTTGCAACCACTGTGCGTTGAGAATGGCTTTGCCGTTGCGCTTGATGTACTCAAGCCCAACCCAGCGGCCGGGTTGATTAGTTGCAACCGTCCATTCCATCTTGAGATTTTGATAATCTTCCTTGGCTTTCAGAAAGGTCATTTTCTGGTTTTCTGGCTTTACACCATTAATATGCATAAAACCATCATTACCTGCGGTGAGGCGATATGGCCCGCATTGGGTATCAGCCATTGCAGTTGAAGCTCCGACCAACGAAAGAACGGCTCCGCAGATAACATTCCTAATTTTTGTCATATCACACCTGTACTTTTTTGGAGCGTCGACTGACTATATAATTCACGACTGCCACGCGCAAAACACATCAAATCCATGTACCACGCCTGACCTCTGGTGTCGCCAGTATAGTCGATAGCTTTGACGATATAAACGCCATCCGTCGCAATGCTGGCAGCCTGTGACGTCGTGCCGGTCAGCACACGGTTGCCGTTCTCTTCTGTTTCGGTGATACGCCCGGGCGACTGTGCGATTTCGCTATTGCCGAGCGCGGCGCGGTACACCGAAGCCTGATCGAGCTGGATAAGACCATTAATACGGATGTTTGGGTTTATCAGGCACCGCACGTTTACGCCGCCGCCCATCGTCTGTTGCGGCATACCGATCAGGCCAGTATCGGCATTCAACACAATGGCTTCGTGAATATATTTATCTTCAGGCACCATCTGGACCTGACCATCCACCAGCTGCCATGTCGCTTTGCACTGCGCAGCAATATTATCCATCACGTTACGGGTGGATGAATAAATCGCACGGCCACGAGGAAACACGGTATCAGGAAAATCGCCGGTAATGCCCTGTGTCACGCCGAACGCGTTGAAATCCTGCATCGTCGCCCGGTGCAGGTCCGCAACGGTATAACCAGCGGCAAGCGTGGTGATGGTAGTCGCGTAGAGGAACGCTTCGTGGTTACTGATGGCCTGAATCAGCACCCAGGAATCGGTGATGTTGTCCTTCCCGGTGACGGTGAAGCGAATATCACCGTCAAATATCAGGCCGTAGTTCTGACCGTTCACCTGCCCTACCTGGTCTGGTGAAATCTCCCGGGCGACACCAACCTGGCTCGCATCAACATCCGGCGCTATACCGTCATACCCGGCAATGATGCGAATTTTGGCAAACTCCTGCCCAAGTATCTTGTTCGTGGTATCGGTCGAAAGGTTGTAAATTTTCACGTTCGCCACGCGCGGCCAGCGTGTGTCTGCCCACTCGATCTGGAACGTGACTTTAAAGTCAGACAGGGAAATACCCTGCCCGTTCTGGTCCAACAGCTGCAACTCAAAATGGCGCATCCAGTTAAGAGACATTTCTACTCCTGTACGAAAATGAGGTGGCTGTATGTGCCGAGGTTGGTTTTGGTGGGCTCGTCTGGTGCACCCTTATCGGTCGCCACCACCAGCGCGCCATCAATGCCAAGCTGTGGATATTGTCGTAATAGATTCACGCCGGTCAGGAGAGGTACGCCAGAAAGAAGCGCAGCACCGCCGCTATCCATCACGTCCATGATCCAGCCAGCCGCATCGCGCCAGATGATCCTGAGCGTATAGGTGGTATTGCCCAGCAAAACGCGGAACTGCTGATTGTCAGGAGAAAGCGGTATTTCGTTAAACTGCATATCATCCCCCGAATGCTGATGTAACGCTTCCGCCCAGCTGGCTCAGCAAGGACTCATTTGGCGGTGTCGTGGATTTCGTTCCAGAATTCTGCACCGCCGATGTGCTGACGCCATCCTGCATATCGGACTTATCAGCAACGTTAACGCTCTGCGTTTGCGACATAATCACTTCACGCAGGGTAAGCGTGCAGTTCAGCACGTTCTCGCTGGTTTTGTCCGTTGTCACCTCGATGGCGCGCACCAGCATATTGCTGTACACCCGCTTGCCAGTCACCACGTCGAACGGCACACGAGAGGATTGGAGATCCAGCAGTTGCTGATAGGTCTCTTTGGGGCTCAGTCCGGCGCTGAGTCCGATTGAAGATGTATCAATGAAGTCCAGCAACGAACCGCCACCAGCGAAACCACATTCCATTGTGACTTCGCTGGGACGCTTATACGCATGATCGGCAATGAAACCCGAGGCGCTATTCGTTGTTGGCTTCTCCACCGGGTGCTCAGTAATTTCGAGCGCATCAGAATGCTTTTCGGAAACGACCACGCTGGGGATCAGCAGGCCAATTCGCCGGGATTGCTGGCGAAAAATCGCTGATAAAATATCCATTATCTCGGTCCTGCGGGGAGTTGCTGGGTTAACTGTGAGTTCACACCCTTTTGACGGTCAACAGTCAAACGGGCAGCCTCGCGCGGATCGGAAACACCGTGGATGTTAATGTTCGTTTCCTGCTGAATCACCGGGGCGCTGGTGGGCATATTGCTCATCACTTTCGGAATGTAGTTGCGCGTTTCCTGCGGCATCAACCCCATACCATAGCGCTGAACGTTGCCGATCCCCCAGTTATATGAAGCCAGCGCTTTGCTAAGGTCTCCGCCGTTCTGCCGTAACAACTGGCTAAGGTATTTAGCGGCTGCCTGGGCGGCCTTCTCCGGGTCGAAAACATCGTTCCCGCGAAGCCCCATGTCACGCGCCGTACCGTCCATAAACTGAAACAGACCTTTAGCGCCAGCGCCTGAAACGGCGAACTGATTACCGCCCGATTCCGTTATGGCCACGCTGCGCAATAACCCCTCAGGAAGCCGGTAGAGCTGTTCCAGGTTGGTAAGCATCGGCTGCATCCAACCCAGCAGTTCAGAGCCCGCTTTGGTTGGCTGTGGCCGCTTGACTGACTGGCCGAGCTGTTCAGGTTCATCATCACCAAACCAGCCGCGCACCGTTCGGCCCACGCTGCGAGGATCGAATCCCCAGTGCTCTTTAATCCAGTCGGCGGTACCGTTGGCGCTGTCAGTAACCATCGGCATCGCTGACGGATTTTCGCTGCCCTGATTGAGCATCTGTTTGCCGATGCTGGCGGCATCAGCCCAGCGGCCATCTTTAATGGCGTTAAGCAGGTCGGCGATCATGTTCAGCATTTTGCTGAACTCGCCCATCTGGCCGATGAAGTTGCTGAAATCCCACTTCAGGGACCATGATTTAGGGTCAATGTTGAGCAGTTTAGCCAGCGCTTTCGCCAGTTCATTAACAGACCCTTTCAGGTCACGAACCATCTTCAGCGCGGCGTCGACTTCAGGTTTCCATTTCCCCCAGTCAACAAGGCTATCCCCGCCTTCCTTCCAGGTCTGATAGTCTTCCCACAGAAGGGCAATCCCGGCCGCCAGAGCGGTAATGAGGCCAATCGGCGACATCCAGAACGTACTGTTCAGAATGCGCAGCGCAATCGTCAGCGCGCCAAACAGCGAGATCAGCTCCCGCGTTTGCTTGTCTAGTGATTGCCACCAGGTGATAAGGCTGGATGTTCCCTCAATAAGCCTGAAGAAAAGCCGCCCGATGATGTCCCCGAGCGCCAGAATGCTTTTTATGGCTTTCGTCAGGGTCTGCTCGATGCGCGGGAAGTTATCCAGGATGTGGCGGCGCAGCGTGTCCAGCGAACCCGCCAGACCACCAGCAAGATTAGAACCGATTTTGTCACGGGCCATGCCTGCCATCGCGCCGAACTCGCGCAGGGAGGTCATGAATTTGTTGGAGCTTCTGGCCGCCTCGTCAGCATTGAAGCCGATAGCTTTCGCCATTGCGCTGTACTGCCCGGAGAAACCGCCCACACCCCGGCGCATCGCCATGAGGGTATTTTCGTCAATGCCCAGCATCTGCGCATACTGGTTAGCCCGGTAATACGGCATGCTGCTGAGCTTCTGGCCGACACCTGTAAAGATAGCGGCCATGTCGCGCATGTTGCCGCTGGCGTCACGGGTCTGTACGCCCAGGCGATTCAGGAAGCCTTCCGCGCCGGGATTGTTACGAACAAACCGGGAGAGGCTTTCCAGAGAGGTGCGCGCCGCGTCAACGCTGCCGCCCACCTGCGAAACCGCATAGCCAATAGACTGAATCCCCTGAACCGTCGCGCCGGTGCGCTGTGATGCCCAGTAGAGATTATCCAGACCGGAGGCGATCTTAGCCGTGAAGGCCACCACGGTAAGCGCGGCACCTTCGACGGCCAGCCCCATTTTGATGGCATTTGCGGTCGTGCCGGCGAGGACTGAATCGAACTTTTCCGCGCCTGCTTCGTCGATATCAAAACCGAGCGAGACGAGGAAATCTTTAATAGTCTCAGCGTTCATTATCCTCTCTCCATTTCTCTATACGGCGCTGGTTGTCAGCCTTAACGGCCAGGTGGTCATTCATCAGCGCGATATCGCACAGATCGACAGATCCATCCTTCAGCGCGTAATAAGGGATTAACCCGGCGTCAACCGGGTCAAGGAGATAAGACAGCCCGTCAGGCAGGCTGTTGAGGGTTAGCCCTGAGGCTGGTCCGCCGTCGCGCTGGTAGGGCTCACGGGCAAAAAATTTCCCAGCGAATCGGCGACCACCCGCGCCACCAGCTGCAGCATGGTTAGCAGGTCGATATCATCGAACATCAGCTGACCGCTGTTAAATACCGGCGTCCATCCGTCCATGTGCTTACGTGACACTACGGCCAGGCAAGGATGAATAATCGCGTTGGTGTCTTCTTCGGTCAGGGAAGACAGTTCCTCAGCGATACGCGGAAGCAGGGTTTCGAATACCGGTTTCAACTGTTCGAATTTCACGGTGTCGATTTTGCCATCAGCAGGCAACAGGGAGCGAATGCTCCCAAAATCTGACATCATGCCCGCCAGCACCGGCAGCAGCTTACGGGTCACTTTCAGCTGGTCAAAAACGCTGAGTTTTGCCACGCGGTAATCGTGGCCTTTGATTGAGCATTCCATCTGTTAAAACTCTCCGAGTACCTGGTCGATTTTGCCGCAGTCAAACACCCAGGGCATCGTATTACCGGCTTTAGCGTTGGCGTTATCCGGCTGTTTCTGGAACGCCACGCTGCGCGCCGTGATGATGTCTCCGCTCACCTTGTTTCGGATCACAATGACGTTGTTCCCCCAGGTGCCTGAGGACTGACTCTGCGCGTTGTACGCCAGCGACAGCTTTTTGTTTGTCGGCGAGGTTTTCAGCAGGTTGACGGTTACCGTACCGCTTTTATCCGCGTGCAGGCTGTGCATCACTTCGCCGTCAGCACCGATGGTCATGGTGTTTTTGGGGCCGCCCATTGCAACGGTGATCCCCTCCTCTGAACTGGCGGAACCGTAGCCCAGATCAATCTCGCCGGTCGGGCCGGAGAGGGACGCCGTAACGTCCATAAAAGAATAAGTAGCCATTCATGTTCTCCTTAGCGAACGACGTTGATCTGAACATCAGCGAAATGAACCGCACCCGCCAGCTTACAGGCCACCTGAATAACCGGTGCCTTACGCGCTTCGCGGTCGGCCTGCGCCTGTTCGGACAGAGGTTGCGCATACACGTAATAACCTTTGGTCAGCGTATCGCCGGAATTCAGCTGTCCGATAGGGCCACCATTCCACACGCCAGCAGCTACCAGACCGTTCGTGACGGACTGATCCATGGACTGTTCAACGTTGGAAAGCAGACGGGTCACACCGGCATCAGTCTGCGGAATTTTGGTGGTGCTGGTGTAAAGCAGGTTATAGAGGTTGGTCTGAACGTAGTTCTGCAACCAGTCGAGCCCGTGGCGCTCGTCGAAGAAGTCACCGTTCGCCATGACACCCTGTTGCAGAATCGCCGTGTCGTTGGCGTAGTACACGAACACGTTCGCATTCTTCGCATCCACAGCCGCCGCCTGTCCTACCGTCAGCGTTTCGTAGGTTACGCTCGGTTCCTGTTTGAATTTCAGGGTAATGGTAGTATTGCTGCCGTTGAAATTGACAGTAAACGCGCGACCGAAAGCTGAAACCGCCGCATAAGGGCTGCTGGTGGAATACTGAATAAAGGTCCGGGAATACTTGCCAGCCTTTAATTTTGACGCAACATCGGTCGTCGAGGTCGTATTGATAATCTCGGCGTCGGCAGAGGTTACCCCGAAAATGCGGCTCAGACTGGACGCTTCGATGAGTTTAGCAACCTCAATCACGTCGTCAGCATCAAGCACATCACCGCCATCAGCAACATCATCAGCGACAACCAGCCCATACCAGTTGGTATATTGCAGGCAGGCATTAACAGCTTGCACAATGGTTTCCACGCTTCCACCTTCGGAAGAGGTCAGCGTCTTCGCCCAGCGGCCAACATAAACCTGCGTTGGCTTCGGCGACTGGCTGAAGAAAACCTGCGCCGCTTCATATTCCGGGCTGTCGACTCCGAAGTCCTCGCCAATGTCCTCAACGGACGCATAAAGGCGAATGCGCTCCTGCACCGGAATGACAGTGGAAGAACCGAGGATCAGCAGCGCGCCGAAGTTACGACCAGTAGCCGCTTTCGGCGAGATGATCACATCAACGTTTACAACGTTGGATACAGGTAAGCCCTGCGTCATAATTTATTCTCCAAAAAAGGTGACTGGCGCTTCCACCAGCGATTTAATGCCGTACTCGCGCACAACCTTCCGGCGCAGGCGCACCGTCATGTCGTAGCGGCGAACCCATTGCTGGTTGATAAGTTCGGGGAAAGGGGTCAGACCGGTATAGTCGCCCAGGGATAAACCGAGCGCGTTCAGCTCAGCATTATTTTGCGGGACAGATATGCCATCGCGAAAACGGGACGCATAAGACATACCAGCCGGGCCATAGAACGACGCCATGCACTCGAACGTTTCATGCCGCCAGAGCTGTGCGCCCTCGTCGGTCTGATTGGTGAATGCAGGACTGTTATCAATGGGCCATCCAGTAACGCCGAACGCGCACCAGTTCGTTTCAATGGGCAGCAGTGGCGGCTGATCTTTCTGCCAGCGCGGGCGAACCATCCCAGCCGGCAAGCCGGAAACGTTGCGCATCCACTGGCTTAACAACCTGTCGAGCGCCTCGTCATAATCCGGATCGCCGCTGGTGGGTGTCAGCCAGCCGCGCTCTGTGCTGGTGTTATTGCTCAACGGGAGCTCCCCCATCAAACGGCAGTAATTCACAATGCGCCTGGACAAAGCCAGCACCGTAAGCCGTGTACGGGTCAACGAATGTCACACGATAATCACGGTTCTGATACGTCACGATATCGGCATCACGTCCAGTCTGCCCCTGCGTAAGTCGTTCAGTCGTCACGATGAGAATCGCGCCACTGATTACTTGCCCGGACTGCATACGACGGTTTTCCAGGGAGCGGTCAACAGTAACAACCCCGGCAAACTGCGTTTTAACTTCGCTGTCGCTGCCGATCCCGTCCTCGTCCACCGTTTGCGCGCGACGCGTTACCCACAGGTTGAAGTCGCAAAAATCGGGGTCAAAAAGCACGTCTGTTACATCAAGAGTCGGCATCTTTATTCCTCACAACATGGGTAATGGCTCTGCGATATTGCCCGGTGTCAATTAGCGGTTTCACCAGGTCGGTTCCGGGAGACTCGCCAGCAGCGCGCCGCGCAAGTTCCGCTTTTGCCCCTTTGCGGCCACGGCGTGCACGGGCTTCAACGGTGCTATCAGCAAGCGGTGTAAAGCCGGTAATGGTCATGTAACGCCTGACGCCATTGGCGGCCAGCGTTCCGGCGCGGTTTAGCGCTCTTTCTGCACCCGCCGCATTACCATCAAGCGCAGCCTGCGCCGCTGCTTTAAGCTGCGGCACTGTCTGTTCCTCTACCGATTTAACGCCGGGGATCAGGTGCGGGCGTGGGGGGATATTTTGCGCCGGTGAGCCGTATTCATTGACGTAGCCGATCCCCGCATTACCAAACGGAACATCTTCACGCTCGCTGTCTTCCGAAGGGATGCCGACCAGCACATCCTTTTTGGTTAGCGACCTGAGCGCATCCAGAATGGCCTGAGCGTTATCCACCCTCGTTGTTACACCGCTTTTGAAACTCATAGCTGGCGACCGCCCGCACCGAACATCGTGATCAGCTGATAAAATTCAGCGCCATATCGGGTGTTATTCCAGAAGCCTGCGTCAGGGTTTAGCGTCGCGCTGGTGTCATAGCTGACGCTTACCTTGTCAACAGACTTAGAGGACTGAACACCATTGGTTGAACCGCCCGGGCCGCCAACCAGCATTGCCCGGCTATCTGCCGCCCATAGCGTCATGTAGTGAGCCACGAACAACTCGGCAAAATACGGAAACAACTCTTTGCCGGTGACGTTTTCGCTCAGCAGCACATCGGCCAGATTCAGACGAAACTGGATTTGTGCTTCTGGATATTTGGCAGGGTCAGCAAACTGCGGGAAGTCGCGGCGAAAATCACTTACTGTTGGCAGGCTTTGATTCTTTGGCATCTTTCGCCCCATTACCGCCAGTCTGGGCGGCAGCAATCTGCGCTTGCAGGCTGTCGTTCTGCTCTTGCAGCTTGAGCAGCGCTTCTTTCAGATCGGCAATCAGCTGATCTTTATCGACAATCTGCTTATCTTTGTCGGCAATCTGCGCTTGCAGGCTGTCGATAATGGGTTGCAGATCATCGGTGTCGCTAATCACGCTTTCGGAAAGCTCAGAGTGCGCCTGGGTGAACCAGTGAGACGCGACCTCTTCCGGTACGTTATGCCGCCCCCGGCCAAACTCCTGTTTTGACTGATCGCCGAGCGTCAGCGTAAACGGAGTGTGAACATGGATGGTAACCAGCTTTTCTTTCGCCATTTTCAGTTTCCTTCTGGCCCCTTTCGGGGCCGTTCTGGTTATCAGATACCGTCCACGTAGGACAGGGTTTCTTTGTACACTGGCTCAACCGCACCGAGCTTGCCGTAGTAGGTCGCAATCTGGTACAGACCGCGATACTGGACAGGAACGCTCTGCAACGGCACCAGCGGATAGCGCACATATTTCTTGTCGTTGGTGTAGGCGACCATACGGTCTTTACCGCCAACCCCGCGCCCTTTCAGCCATTTAACCGCTTTGATTTCCAGCGGAACGCCGTTCTGGTGGAAAGCGATAGTGTTCACGGCCAGATAGGTCAGCAGTGACTGGTTACCCGCTTCGGAAACCTTACGGCTCGCCAGCAGTGAATACTGCTCTGGCGGAATGCGCAGATCAGAAGGCACGACGGAATAACCGGATGCTGCCCAGGCATTCGACAGAATGCTGTTCACGCTATCGAGAATCTCGTCGTTGGTGGAGTTCGCCCAGGTCTTCGGCGCATTGTTCAGCGTCACACCGACAAGGTTTGCCAGCCCTTTCAGGCCGAGCGCATCATCGCCAATGTAAACCTGCTCGTCGTTGTCCATCTGCCATTTGAGCTGCATCCCGTCGTACTTCTGGGTATCAATCGGGCGACCTACCTGCTGAGCTGCTGCCAGCTCTACAACGGTCCAGCCCAGTTCCATGCCCCAGAGGTTCAGCGGATTGCCGTCTTTGCCGATATCAACATTCACGCCAGCAATAGCAGTGGAGTCTTTGCCTACCCAGTTTTTACCGTTCGGATTTGCGCCAGTACCAGCAGCGCCAAAACTGGTGTTAGTCCAGCTGGAAATGTCATCTGCGATAGAAACGTCTTCACGCAGCTTAATATCGCGGGTCCAGGTGTAACCCACCAGCGGCAGGTTCAGCGTCTGGTCGAGTCGCTCCAGCTCCCCGATGAGAAAGGCACCAGAGCTATCAACGGTTGCCTGATCAAAAGTAATCATTCGTCTGTTCCTTAAATCTTCCAGGAGATTTCTGCATTGCCGTTAGCGTCACCGGCCCCTGTGAATTCGGCGTTGGTCAGCGCCACGTTTTTGCCACTGACGGACGTGGACATGAAGCCGCCCAGCGGCACTTTGATGGATTCATCAGTGGAGACGACAACGTATACCGGGTCGCCTTTTTTGATGGTGCTGGCATCGAAGCCAGATCCGAGGTTAACGGTCATGTAGCCACGCTTCATGGCGTCGCCCGGGAAATTCTTATCCGTCCCCACCTGGCGAACCATGTCTGGCTGCGATGTGGTCGGATACGGACGAACGTAGATCCCCTTCACCTTGTCGGCGGTGTCACCGTCCGCCAGCGGCACGAAAAAGCCGTCAGCGTCGTATTTGCCAGCCAGACCATAGGCAGCGAAGGCGTTAGCGGATTTAAGGATCACCGGTTCGACGGTTAAGTCCTGCGGGCGAGAGATAGCCCCGGCAATGCCAACAGGCATCCGGTACAGATATGCAGTCATTGGATTATCCTTTGCGGTTAGACCAGAAGTCGGCGTTTTGTTTGTTCAGGGAAGCGATGCTGGTCATGCCCATATTTTGGCGTTGTGCATCGCCTGTGGTGGTGCGGGTGTTTCGCCCTTTGGCAATCTCTGACACGGCGTTAAACGCCATATCTACCGATTGCTTGGGCAATTTGCGGATATCCGCATCACCGACAACCTGGCGAACCAGTGTTTTGTCAGCGGCAGCCAGCACATCACGTTTGAACGCGGTCGGTTTCACCTTACGGCTCAGATCGATACCCGGGACGATAACCTCGGCACGCCAGGCAGAGTCACCGGTAATCGTGGTTTCCTCTTCGTCGTCCTCGCCGTCGCAGGTCGGATCTTTTTTGTCTTTTTCATCAGGCTTATTGTCGTTATCGCAAGTCGCATTTCCTTCCAGCTTAGCCAGCAGGGCTTTGAGCAAGGTTTTGATATCGTCCTCGCCGTCGCCGGTTGGCTCTCCGCCCATTTCCGGCTTTTTGTCCGGCAATGGTTGCTGCGGTGAAAGGTTAATGTTGAGGTTAACGCCGCTCGGCAGATCCCCTTCGTCACCCGTTACCGCCGCTGGCGCAGAGTCCAGCAGTTCGTTCATGGTGTCAGCGTCACCCGTTTTGATGGCAGTGCGCATGCGGGTCCACCAGCTTTTCTTTTGATTTGCCATTGTGTCTCTGTCTCCAATTGCACAACGATTTCCGGCTCTGCCTTTAGGGACAAGAGCCACATGGTTTCCGGTAATATCGACCTGCTCGGCTTTACCTGGCTCGGCCTGCTCGTACTCCGCGTCATAGCCGCACGACACTTCGCGCAGGCCATCTTCGATAAGCTGAATGGCGCTTTCGTCTTTGACGATAAGGTCAGCCAGCATCAAATCAGACTGGTCTCCAGTCCCGCGCCGCACATTCTGAAGGTGCCCGACAGCAAGCTCTTTCCAGTTCTCTGGATTTACCAGCCGCACATTCCCGTTTTCATCTTCAGGATGCAGGATAGTGATGCTCATCCCTTCAAATGAGGCGAGCGTGGCCGGATGGAATACCTGCTCAGGAGAGCGCGTTACGACTATCTCGCCGAGCTTGTCGGGTTTGAGGTTTGGCAGATCGGCAGCGCCGTAGAGCTGCTTACCCGTTCGACCTATCGGCACGTCTTTGCACAGCAGCGAGCCGTCAGCCAGCTGATAGCGGGTTTCCCCCAGCCGGGTATTGAAAAAATATTTCATGGTTTACCTGCGATTCAGGCGAGATAAGAATGAGGATTGGGGAAGACGATTTCTTTGTAACAGCGGCAGTTCGGAAGCTCGCCAGCGTGACCGGTCATGCCGTCAAGCGTTGGAGGTCGTCCCCATTCGACAAACTTCCCTTCCATCGCCCGATGAGAATGCCGGACGTCGCCATCTTCAGCTGTACGCCAGATATAACCATTCGAGCCGATTGACAGCGCACGCGCCTGATCCAGCGCGCCGGTTGCGCGTCCAAGCTCGGTACGTGCGATAAGGTTCGCTCGTGAGCGTGAAACGTCACCGGACGCAGCTATCTCTTTCGCGAATGGCTCAGCGCGGCCACCAGTCACAACGGCCTCGATGGCCTTGTTCTGAATGTCATACACCCGATCGGCGGCCTCAAGAGGCAGCGATTTGATGTACTTAATTTGCTCTGCGACGATGGATTTCATCACCTGGCCTACCGGGGCGCGGTCGACCATATTGCGCAGCTCTGCGCTGATGTTCCGGCTGTGCTGACGCCACTGCTTTTCATTCTGGCGCGCTATGTCTGCGGTGAAGTTCTCAGCAACCTTCGTCGCCCAGGGGGTGATGATTTCGCTGTAGCGCTCCAGCGCATCCATTATTTCGGTAACGCTATCATTTGAACCATCGTAGCGCCCATTTACGATATCCCCGACCGCCCGCGCTATCTGCCGTAGGCTCGTTCGATATCGGATCTCCGCCTGGCGACTCTGGCGGTTTGTCGCCAAGTTCGCCGATGCCTGGCGGCGCTTCGTCTTCGGCATTCTCTATGTCCTCGTCGGTAATGGATGCCCCGATGCCGGTGACGTCAGAGTTTTCTCGCAGGTCGGTCATCGCCGCCTTACGCGTCATTAATCCGTCGCTCAGCGCGGTGCTGATCGCGTTTGTGGTGTTTACGGCCACCGTTGAGCGGTCAACGTCAGACATTTGCCATAGCGGGTTAAACTCAAACGTGAAATCGTCCGGCAGCGGCTTACCGAGTTCCGAGCGGTGCATAATGTCCAGTATCCGGCGCATCGGCAGCCGTAAGCGGCGCTCCTGCAATGAGCTCACCCGGTCGTAATAGTTGGCGAGGTCTGCGTCACCAGTAGAGAAGCCTTTCGGGGATTGACCGAACAGTCGCACCAGCGGGATACCAACGGCACCGCTGATCTGCTCAGCGAACTGCGAAAGAATGTCATCCAGACCGCTGAAGCTGTACTGGTGGGTTTCGAACTTATCCCGCGAGTCCATGAGCGTCATGCCTTCATTGCTCTGGAACTGGCGGATCAGGTCGATGTTCTTCAGCAGCGCCTCGAACGCCGGGCCGCCAAGCGCGATAAGCTCGCGCAGCTTCTCCACGCTGTAGGTACGCAGATGTGCTTTGTAGACCAGCTGCGCCGCGCCGACAGTGGCGCTGTCGAACGCAGTAAGCCGATCCCAGATACGCTCTACAACCGACATTCCCCATTCGTTTTCGGTAATCTTCTGCTGGAATGGCAGCGTCACCCCGTCGAAGCGAATCAGGCGGCTGTGATGGATGCGCCAGGATGGGATGCCTGTTGCGGTGGTCACCACGTCGTAAAACTCAGGCTTACCGAGATCTGGCCCCATCTCTTTAATGCGTCGGGTCAGGACCGGGTTAATCATCCAGCGGTCAAGCGGGAGAATGCCCTTAAACTTACCTTCGCCAATGGTTTCGAGCCGCAGCGGGGTCATTGGTGCCTGCCCCTCGATCATGATGAAGCCGACCGCGCCGCCGTAGAGGCGCGACCATTTCAGCACGTCGTTCAGCGCATCCCAGATCTGCAGCTCGTCCAGCTGCGCTTCCAGGGTGCCACGGTCTTTGGCGTCAATCTCCGAAGTGATGCGAATGCCTTTCCGGGTCATATCGTCCGGGATAGCATCGACCGCTTCGCCAATAACCCACGATCCGCGATATGACCATTCCACCAGCATGCGATTTCGGCTGGTGAAGTTCGCCCGGTAGGTCGATGCTGAGTGCTGGTTAGGCGTCTGCATCCCCACGCGGGCGACAAAGTTCTCGTAGCCATCAGCGGTGGCCTGCGCCGTTCGCTGAGAGGCTTGCTTGTTTCGTGCCATCAGGCCTGTCTCCCTAGCAGCTCCCAGATGTTCAGGGCTGAATTCATTGGCGCGTAGCTGATCATCACCGAGTCGGCGAGGTTTGGCGACTTGGTGCCGTCAGGCTGTTTATCAACAACGATTTTCCCCACGCCGTTAATGGAGTAGGTCGGCTGCGACAGCTCGATGATGAGTTTGTCTTTGCTCGCCATGGCGCTGCTGATTGAGATAATTTCGTCCGGGTTGTAGGCCATTCCCTCAACCACGGCGCGATAGGTGTTCTGGAAAAGCTTGCGTAATTGCCACCAGCTCTGGGCCTTGGCGTTAGCAAAGAAGTCCTTGTTCAGGCGGGCGGCCTGTCCGTTGTCGCCGCGCACCGCTTCATCGTCCGGATCAAATACCGCGCCGCTACCGCGAAACGGTGTGGCGAGTATTGACGGTCGGCGCGCAGCGTTACGCAGTTCGTTGATGGCGCGTGCATCGCCGCGAACGCCAGCGCCCAGGCCGTCCTCGTCGAAGCGAAACTCTTCGAGGTTGTCCTGTTCGCAAAAGCCGAAGACTTTCTCAACGGACTGGTAAATGTCGCTGCCCACGCCAGACCATTCCCGCACGTTCTCCAGGAGGAAGCCGTGACGGGTCGAAAAGGCGTTTTTGTCCCGGCCTTCGTCGGCGACATCCATCGCGCCCAGCCGTTTTCCTGTGGGCTGGATGCCCAGCTTAATATGAGCGTCGACGGCAGCCTGTACCCAATCGGACGGGATCAGGACGCCTTCCGCAGATGCGCTGTAGTTCAGGTCAAGTTCCTGCGCTACCACCACCGGATTGTCGATTTTCTCGCATTCCCTGCGATACCACTCTTCATCCTTGCGCGGGTCATTTCGCCAGTGGAATGTGAATACCGGTATCTTCCCGCCGTGACGCTTCTGCGCGAACGGGTTCGCCATGCCGTTAACCGAGCTCAGGTCGATACGGCAGCGGGTGGTTTGCGACAGCGCCGCGTCAATCAGCAGAGGACGCTGGAGGAATGCAGCCTCATCCACCAGGTAGAGGGTGGTACGGTCACCACGACCGATATTGTCGCCAGCCTCGCCTTTGATGACCGCGCCAGTATCGGGAAACTCAACGCGCATGTACGGCGCGTGCTTCTTCTCGTCCCACGAACCGCGAAACTCGACGGGCAGCGTTTCCACGAACTTGCGCGCCTTCCAGAACAGCGCCTTCGGGTCACCGGTGCTGTCGACGTATTCCTCTTTACGGGAGCCGAAGCCGATAACCATTTCTTTGTTGAACAGGCAGAGCGAGCAAGCCAGCCCGATCGCCGTCCAGCTGAGCCCCATTTCGCGACTCTTTTCGGTGATGCCGTTCTCCAGCCGTTCGCGCCGCTCCATGATCCAGTGAATCCACTCTTCCTGTTTCGGGAACAGCAGAAAAGGGATGGTGACCGGCAGGCCATAATCGATGTTACGCGGGTCAGTAGTCATCCCCCAGTCGATGATGAACTGTGCCGGGTTGGTGCGGTAAAACTGCTTTAGCGCTGGCAGCATTTCAGGGTTCTGGCGAATGCGCTGTAAGCGCTCCATCCGCCATTCAAAAACCATCTGGTAATCAGGGTTTCTGAAATCGAATTCAAACGGGAGAGGCATGATCACCCCATCATCTTGCGGTAAATCTCTGCGGCCTGATCTGCGGTGAGGCTGGTCGTCTCGGTCTTGATCGGGCCGCCATCCTTGCCAGTGCTTTCAACCTTCAGCTTATTGGTGTAAGCGTCTCCAACCTCTTTCGCGGCCTGTTCAATCAGCTGCGCCGTCAGGGAGAAGTTTTTCATCCCCTCGGTTTTGGTTGCCATGCGGTCAAGCACGCGGAGCCGATAGGATTTGTTCGCTATCGGAATGTCACTGGTTTCGGTCAGGAATCGTTCGCGTGTCGCGTGGAACATCTCGATCCACTTCTTGGCTAAACCTTTGCTACTAGCCTTGGTTGGGTCGTGTGCTTCGGCTTGCTGGCGAGAAATAGTTAACCCAAACTCTTTCTTGACGGATTCGACAACTTGAGAAGGAGTATCAAAGCACGCAAGCGATTGAATGATGAAGGCTTTTACTTCCGGTTTTAAAGCAGCCATATTTCACCATCCGTCCATACCAGTCTAGAATTCACGCCAGCTTTAACATGCACGTCCCGCACGCTCTGGCAATATCGAGATGAGCAACCTCCGCTGGCTGATTCGCCGCATCAATCATTTCCTGCACGTCCCGGCTCGCACCGTAACGGCGAACCACGCCCACAAACTCTTCCACGTCATGGCCGCGCAACTTCAGCTTTGGCTGCCCTTCCTGCGTGAACTTCGGCGCGCCAAATTCATCTGTCGCGTGGCAGATGTGATAAAGCTCGTGCTCTATCAGCGCGCAGAACTCCAGATCGGAACATTGCGAACAGTAATCGGCGGCCAGCGTGATGATGAACTGCGGCACCCTGCCGAACCATTCATACATCTGCTGCTCCATCCGCGCTTTCTGCCAGCCTCCGGCCCGCATTGCCACTTCTTCCGCCTGCCCCAGCACGGAACGCCCTTTCTTCTCGAAAGCGTTCGATGCCCAGAGAAAGCACAGATCCGCTTCAAGCAAATGCTGGTGGTCATGGTTGTAGAGGTCACCCTCATCGCTCAGGATGTGCTGATTCAGCCACTCGCCAACGTCATTAGCGGGCATAATGCTGATGTACGGCTTCGGGTCAGGTGGCATCGTAAAATGCGCTGGTGGGTGTGGTCTGTTCATGAATAATTCCAGTGCTCCATTATCGAAGCCCCTCAATGAAGGGCTTCTGTAATGCCGCGATCAGCCAATAAGTAATTCCGGCTGCGTTACCTGCATGATGTGCTCATGTTCGAGCTCCAGGACGCGCTTCTCTTTCTTCCGCTCGTTCATCAAACGGCTTCCGATCGTGCCTTTCAGCTTTGAGCGCGTTTCTTTGATGGCGTAGCGATGCTGCAATTCTTCACCCATCGCCATGCGCCGGTTTAGCTGCTCGGCCATCCAGTTGAAGGCATTGATGTAACACTCCTTCACTGCGGCAGCTGTTTTGCCAGTGAATCCCATCACTAGCATCATGCATCCGTCGCGGGTGATGTTATACATAGGCTGAACATCGCCATTTTTATCAATGAAATCAATGGGCGCAAAATTGCGCTGGGTGAAGTCATCGGAGCATTTCAGGTTACGTATGGCACGCAAAACGTCTTTGTGTCGCTTGCCAAAGTAATCCGCCACCTTGAGTGATGTGGTGATTATCTTGTTGTCGAGGGTCGTGACCATTTCGCGGAAGTCGAAGGCCGGAATAACTGACGGATTATTCATAGCGTCTTTACCTTTTAGAAAGTGAGCCTGTCTCACAGAAAAGCCGCCCGAGAGAGGTCGCCACCTATAACGGCATTTCTCAGGCTCGCTTACTGAAAGGCTCTCGTTAATATGCGCGTGAGATGCGCGTTTACTGCGGACATAAAAAAGCCCCGCATCGCGAGGCTCATTAAATTGACTTTGTGATTTGCAAAAAAATTATTTCAGGCATTGCGTCCTGATGTATTCCTGCAGGTAGTTAACCTGCGCGGTTATCCTGTCGATTCCACTTCGGAGACGGTAATAATTGAGTTCAGCATCTGCTGTAAGTCTTGGGCTTTCTCCATCGCCCATGCTGCTGGCTCCGGTCGTTGACTTTGCACAGGTGGCGGCGACTTGCAGCCGCTTACGGCCAGCAATGACATCGCTATGCAGACGCTCAATGGTTTCTTTCGCATCAGCCAGTTCTCCGGTGTATTTGGCATCCAGTGCAGCGACATCACGCTGGCGGGTCTGCATGTCTTTAATGGTGGCGGTCGCCAGGAGGAGTTTCTCAGTGGCCTTATCGCGCTGGTCTCTGTAAGTGATGGCGTTGTCGCGGTAGTGGTTCACGAAGAAAGCCAGTGCGCCGATTAACGCCAGCACCAGCAACTGCAGCCAGTAACGCTTAACCAGTGCGCTAATCATGACAGGAACAGAGCTCGCTCTGCCTTGCGGCGATTCGTGAGCCCCGGCATCACCTTTCCGCCTGATTTATTCCAGCGCAGAAATTCATCTGCCGCGCCTTTTATATCGCCAGCATTCAGCTTTTTCAGCAGTGTAGATGTGGAAAGAGCACGCGACCCAACGTTGTAAGCGAACGACACCAGTGCGTCGAACTGGCCTTGTGTCAGCTTCACCCTGACAACTTTCAGCACGTCATTCTCATAACCAACAAGCCCTGTTTTCAGAAGCCTGTCAGCGGTTTGCTGGTCGATAGTCATACCGCGCTTTACTGGCTTTCCGTCAACCGGATGGGTCCAGCCATAGCCGATGGTCCACGGCGCATCTCCCGTTCCGGGGTCGGGGTAAGCAGTCAGCCGACAACCTTCAAATTTTTTTATCAGAGCAATTCCGTCAGGACTGGTTTGCATCGTCAACTCCCGCCTTTTTTGCTGCAAGTTTTTTAATAAGATTGCCGATCGAATCGGTGCCGATGTATCCAATAAAGACGCTGGCTATGTAGGCGAGGTTGCTGCTCAGGCCGATAAAGTCCAGAAGGTCACGAACGAACCAGGCAATCATCGCGCACATCAGCGCATCAATTAGCGTTTTTGTTACCGCGCCGCCGTTATAGCGACCACGCAGATACGCCATGATAAAAGCCAGCATTGCACCAATACCCTGCTCCTTGGCGGCAAGTAGCGCAGCGATGAAATCTTGTTTGTATGGCATTTTCATAGGCCTCACCTCCGATTTTCCGGATGGTGCTGTGTGTGTTTGTAGGGGAAAGGCCGTCAGACTCTGATTGCTACATGGCATCTGAAAATGATATCTGCGGCCTGCAATAAAAAAGCCCACGGCGCGGTGGGCAATAGAGGGTAGTGCGTTGAGCTTTTGCTCTTATGGTCCTGGTAGGTATTTGGCGGGACAGGAAGGATTCGAACCTTCGACCAATCGGTTAACAGCCGATCTCACAACCTCTGTGCTTCTGACCCTGAATGCAAAAAGCCCCTGCATTTCTGCAAGGGCTTAAATGTGGTTCACACCGCTCCGCGCAAGGCATCTCCGCTGGTGGGTAAGCTCTTTCGCCTTTGACGTCCGAGCATATCTGAATTATGCAGTTTCAAAACTCGTTTTCAAGTCTTTTTCGCAAGTTTTTGCATTTTCGAAGCCAAATTCATCTTTTAACGTGAAGAAGACAGCAGAATTAAACAACTCAATACACCAGCGCACGCGGTCAATACATTGCTTTTCGGTCAGAAACGGCGCGTAGTAATATTGCATCCACCGTGCCATGTCATTAATGGTTTTCCTCCAGGTGTAATAGTCCTTCCCTATCTCATACACGGGATTCCCCGGCTTGAAGGACTTCAGGATAACAGCCTCCATGAATGCAGCTTCCTCCTGGTCACCGGCATTGCCAATCAGGTCAGAAAGTGATTTCTTCGGCCAGATGATGGCTTTCGCCTGCTCAAACAATGCATCGCCGGTATAGCCAATTTTTCGCAGACCAGACAGCACGGTAGCGATCCGCTCCTGCTGCTCGCCAGTCCAGCCGGTTAATATCATTGACCACATACCACCTCCACCAGAAAGGTGCTCTGTCCCGCTGCCCCCGTACATGCCGCCCCAGTGGTTCAGCAACGAACGAACCCAACGGCTTTGCGATGGTGTCAGTCGGCGATATTTCCCCAGGTAAGATCTGCGTGGAGTTGCTGCCAGCGTCACCCAGGCGTTTTGCGGGTTGGTACGCTCAACAGAAGCTTTTTGATAATTGTTAACGTCGTTGCGTGTCATTGTGCGTTCTCCCGGATGATGATCTGGCCTTTCTCGCCCCAAAGCTTCGTGATGCGACAATCCCAGACGCTGGAATCATCATCAAACAGGGCATCCATCAGTGCTTTAAGCATGTTGTCGCAGTCTGGTTTTGACTTGTGCGGTTTGCCGTTGAATTGTTCTCGCTTCTTTTTGCTCCAGCTCGGGGGCATTGGCATAACGAAGGTAATATGCGCGCCGGACTCAGGGAGATTGATTTTGCGCAGGCGTGCTTCATCGCAGAATGCGCGGTAACGCATGACCGCTGGCCGTGTTTTCCATTTGTCGGCGCGGGTCATACGGGGCTTGCCGATCGGCGTGATGTCGTAAATTTTCATGCTGGCACCACCAGCCCAAGGCGGGCTATCTGGATAACGGTCAGAACGATAGCGCGGTCCATCAGCTGGCGGCGTTCGTCTCGCGATAGCTTGCTGCCGTTGTCGATGCTGTCGTGGCAGCAAATGCAGATCGCCGCCGTGGCACAATCATCGGCTTTCAGGCCCATGCCTTTGCCTTCATTGCGATGCGCTACCTGCGTCCCCCACGAGCCGCATAACACGCATTGTTCGATCTGCCCGACAGCGGCGAGCCATTTTTTGCTGCGATAGGTTTTCTGACTGGGGTTATTTCGCATTGCTGTCCCCCCAACGCTTTGCCCACTTGATTTCATTGCGGGATTGTTCGCTGAAGGTGACGCCCTGCTGGGTGCCGAACCAGTAAATCGTCTCAATGACTTCGACCATCTGGGGAATGGTCATTTTGCTGGTGCGCTGGCCGAACATCACGACGCCGCCATCAAGGCCGGGGGCCATTCGCTGTTCCTGCTTTTTGGTTTTTGCCACCAGCGCGGTGATCAGGTCTTTCCAGTCATCGGAGTCATATTTATTGCCGAACCAGAGAACCTGGTCGGAAAGATCTTTCAGTAACGGCCACATCTTGCGGTTTTGAATGGCAGTGCGCGTCGACTCTTTGACGTCGAGTATCAGCGGGCGCTTACTGTCGACCGGCAACTGACGAATGTAGTTGATAGCGTTCTGCTTAACGCTTTCGTTAACGAGGTGGAATTGTTGACTCACGCGTCACCCCCGAAGAGGTTAAGCGACAGATACGACAAATCGCTGACGTCGGATAACGTCGGGCGATTGTGTTTATGCTGATGTTGCAGCGCCATGGTGTTCTCCGTGGCGCAGATGGTCGACGGTTTCTCAAGCCGTCGTGAAGATTTTAGCAGAGGTGTGTTTAAAAATCCCGTACAGTTGAGGTCAAAATAAAAAGCCCTCACATATTAGTGAGGGCTTTAAAAGGTCATACACTTGATCTTTGTTCAAAAAATCGACTTAGTAACACATAATACCAAGCTGAAAATTTGAGCAATTGTGCTTCCAACATAAAGCTGGAGAGTAGTATCGTCCAGTTCCATTAAGCCGAATCCGATGAGTAAGAAAACGGCATTGGTAATAATAACCTGAAAAACCAGCAATATCAGGAACAAAACCCCGTATAGTCTTCTGAGTTTGTAGCTGAAGGTGCCAATCTTTTCTTGCGCCATGGTGTTCTCCGTGGCGCGAATGTCCGGGTGTCAGTTGTTCAGGCTGACAGGGATATTATGGCTGGGCATTGTGGCAAAAGCAATTTAACGCCGACAAAAAAGCCTCCGAAGAGGCTTGTATGTTATTGATTACATTGTGACATGTCACAGCGCAAGTTTCGTTTCGTGCCAGCCACGCGTAACCCAGCATTGCGAATCACCGTCGCACGGACACGACTTAACCGGCAGCGCGTCGCCGCATTTACCGCAACGGTTCGCGCTGATTGACTTAATGCGACCACGAACGCGGGCATCGTCCTGGCGGATCAGCATTGCGACGTATTCGCTCATTTCATACGGCGCTCGCCCCGGGCGGCGGGATGCACAATTGCGCTCCAGCATATCCAGTTCCTGCGTATCAAGTATGAGCTCAAATTTACGCCCACCAGCAGCGGCTTGCCTGGCGCGCTGCGCGGCTTTGCGTTCTGCGGCAGATTTAGCCATCAGTATTCTCCCCAGCTATATTCTGATGCAATTGGCCCCGGTTGGTTGGCAGCGAGGAATATATCGCTATCCGGCAGTTTTTCGACCTTACAGCGATATCCCTCGGAAATGATCCCGGCTTCACGAAGACCGGCAAGACACAGGCGCGCTGTTTCTTCTGCGAGCTGAATCTTGCTAATCTGGTGGGTTTTGCGACGAACAAATGCCTGTAAAGCCTCTTCCATGGTGTAGTGGTAACTGGAGCGATCAGCACCTTTTAGGCAGCGTTTAACATGGTATTTCTGGTTGGCTGGCTGCCCACCGATCCGGTATTTAATAAGCTGCTCATTGGTCATGTACGGCATATCTTCGACATGCCAGAAAGTCTTCTCTGTCTCGCGAATGATTACGCGCTTCCACAAAGTGACGATCGGGCGGCCTTCACTGTCGTTCCCGTCATGGTAGCGATAGCAGTATTTTTTGCCTTCGGTGATTCTGTTCATTGTGACGCCCCCGAAATAAAGTAAAGGAACCATACGTATGCTACTAACGCCACCAAAACCCTTACGGCAAACATAGGTTTGATGAAACGAAACGGGTTTTGCCACATCACGAATGACATTAGCCCCAGCACAGCGACCGAAATACCAATGACCATCGCGGTTATCTTGATTAACACCAATACCTCGCTCATTGGGCAACTCTCCGTTCAAAATAAACATACTGGTTTACAGCACTGATCGGCATTTCCAGCTTTTCGGCAATGTCCCGGCGACTGATACCTTTGCAGTGCAACTCCCGCGCCAGCGAAATATCTTCCTGAAGGTATTTAGCCGACTGGTGGTAATCGCCTTTCAGGTAAAGCCTGATCCCCAGGTAGCGGGCTTTTGCTCTAACTGCCGCGTCCGTTCTGCCAATCAACCGACCAATGCTCTCAACGGTCATGGTTCCGGCACACTGACGAATGATCATAATTTCTGCTCTAACCCATTTGCTCATTTTGCGGACTCCTCGCACTGATGTTGCTCCGGTTCGTCAGCCTTGTAGTAACCGCCGCAAATGGTGCAGGGCACCTCCGGCACTTCATCGTAATTTGTTGTGCCGGTGATCATGATGCTGCTTCCTGGCGAAGTTGAGCGCTCAAGGCATCAGCACGAGCACGCTGCACATCCAGTTGCGTCGCCAGTTCACGCACCAGCGCGGCAGACTCAGCACAATGCAGCTCTTTCGCCAGCGCATGCCCGGCAGCTACGAGTTCTTTGGTTTTGTTGGTCATGCCTCGTTCTCCTGATGAATGATTTCCAGATCCAGTTTTTGAGCCAGAGCGTGTTCCGCTTTTGCGCCTGCGGAGTTCTGCCAGCCGGACAGCAGGAAAATGCCGTCAGCGCAGCGGAGCATCGCGAGACAAATATCCATGTACTCTGGCTGACTCAGGCCATCGGGAAGTGTCGCGGGGTTTAACACCACATGGCCTTCCGAAGCCAGGCGTATAGCCTCAAAATGGAACGCAGGGCGGTTATATTTCGGGATGCCGGTCATTGGCCCAGCAATGTAAATTTTCATCAAAATTCCCTCTTTTTGTTGGGTCTGGCATCATTCGCGCGGCGTTTCTGCTCCGCAGTAGCTTGGTCACAGTCGTAGATCGCACCGTTACGCTGGTCACAATAAACAACGCCGGTCGGGCCGTGGCGGTTCAGGCGCAACAGCAATTCGGTAGCCGCCTGATCTGCGTTTTCGTCGTATGCGCCTTCGCGGTAAATGCCGATCCAGTAATCGCAATCCTGCTCAATCTGACCGGTGTCGCGGGAGTCACTCGGCATCGGGCGTTTGTTGGTGCGCTTCTCCAGATCGCGGTTCAGCTGGGTAAGCAGCACCACGATGCAGTTCAGTTCCTTCGCTAGGTTCTTCAGCCCCTTCGTGATAATCCCGTAGGCCAGGTCGTTACGGTCGGCCTTGTCGGCGGTCATCAGGGTCAGGTAGTCCACCAGCACCATGCCGACAGCGCCGCGTTCGCGTTTAATGCGGCGTGACTCTGCGACGATGTGCGCCAGCGTGATCCCGGGCGTATCGTCGACGTAAAGATTCCCGGTCTGGGCCAGACGTCCACCAGCAGCAAAAGCCATTGCCACCTGCGCGTCGTCGTACCGATCGCCATAAAACACGTCGGTGTTCACGCGGCTGACCTGTCCGATCATGCGCTCCACAATCTGCTTATCCGGCATTTCGAGGCTGAACATCAGCGCGGGTAGTTGCTCAACTTCGGCACAGTTGACGGCCAGCTGGCTATACAGCGTGGTTTTACCCATCTTCGGACGTGCGCCGATCACCATCAGAGCGCCTTTCACCAGCCCTTTGGGTTGCAGCAGGTCATCCAGCGAGCCGATCCCCGTCGACAGTCCGCGCGTTGCGTCTGAGTCGCTCCAGCGCGCTTCCACCTCGTCCACCCAGTCGCCCATCACTTCCGAGAACTCGCGGAGCCCTCGCCGGTTACCGGTTTTCGCGTAGTCAGCGATATCGGTGAACAGGGTCTGAATAGCGTCAAACTTCTGGCTGGTGGTCATCCCGTTGCGGGAATACAGCAGCTCGGTGGCGCTGGTCAGCTTGTCTATGCCGTAGCGCTCCATGGCTTTCTCGCGCACCAGCATTGCGTAGTGAACGATGTTCGCCGCGCTGGGGGTGTTTTTGGATATCTCGGCCATGTAAGCGAAGCCACCAGCCTGCTCGCCAAGCCCTTTCGACTCCAGCGACTCAATCAGGGTGATCAGGTCGATAGGCTTCTGGTTGGCTACCAGCTCCCGCATCTCGGCGAAAATCACCTGGTGGGGGCGGATGTAGAACGATTCTGGTTTGAGCATCGACATGGCGGTCTGGCAGCGATCGCTACCGCTATCCAGCATCATGCCGCCCAGCACGCTTTGTTCGGCTTCGATGTTCTGCGGGATCATGTTCATGTCTGTCATAGCGCCTTCTCCCTGGTTTTCAGCAGGGTGTCAGAACGCAGCAGATAATCGAAACTGGCGCGCCAGCCTCTGTCGTTCTCACCGAAGTAAAACTTTGGTGCTCGCTCAGCGAACGCGGCGAAGTAATTCTCCACAGCCTCGACGGTTGGCTCTTTCAGTTCGGTCAGCAGGCGTTTGATAGCACGGCGACGTTTGTCGTTTAGTGCCTCTGCCTGGGGAAGGCGGTCTCCCAGGGTGGTGTTGTATGCAGACAGCACCGCCTGATAGTCGATCGGGGTTTTCTTTGAGACAGGTTTTTCTTCCTGCCCGACACACTCCCCCTCTGGGGGTTGGGGGGTATTTATATTGTCTTTGGTAAGACTGTTTAGGGTGTCGGGTGATTTCGCCCAATTCAAAACCTCTTTTTGCCCAACATTTTGGGCAATTCCGCCCAACCTTTTGGGTGATTTTTTTGGTGTCTTGTTGAGAACCCATTTATCAATGCTTACGTTAACGCTTACCAGCTTGAACCCACCCACTTTACGCAGATTAATAATCCTGCGTTCTGCTAGAACATTCAGGGCAGCCGCTACATCCGAATCATCCAGGCCGGTCACATCAGCCAGATATGTATTTGTTACCTTGTCCTCTGACTTATTCCAGCCAAAGGTGCAGTAGATAACGGCATCCAGAACCTGATGTTCACGGCCTGCAAGTTTCAGTTTTGGCTTAAGCTTTCCGATGCTGGTAGCAATACGCATGTACCCGTCATCAAGACTCGCCACTTTACTCTCCAATACCTCACGCCGAGGCTGGTAGTCTGCTAACTTAACGACGCCCATTTTTAACTCCCGATGTAGCCAGAGCCAGACGGATCACGCCAACCAGACGTTCAGCGAACGCCCTGTTTTTTGACGCGGCGACCACCAGCCCATCAGGGGAATCCTGAAGGCGTCGTTCCTCATTTTCCTGGTACTTTTTGCGCTTTGGCATTAGAATTGACCTCGCAATTTACTCACGTTTGTTGCACCTGAGAGCCGCTTGTGTTGACGCACAGCGGCTTTCGCCTTTTCAGAACAAGCCCGGCTGGGCGTTCCGTTTAACTTTTCGCTTCTCAAAGCGGTCAGCGGGTAACTGCTGCTTCTCCGCCCACAGCTTTGCGTGCCGTAAAACATCATCAAAAATCTTCCCCTTTCTGCTTGCCTGGCTCATGCGCTTGTACATGTCGATAGCCTGGAACGCCCCCCCCTGAGCCACTCCCAAAGAGAAACCGAGTTTCAGCAGTTCTTCACGAACATGCTTTTCGATGAATTCGATATGGTTCATGGCTTAATCCCACCCCAGCGGCCCGGGCCTTGCCCGTTCGGCTTTCAGCCCGATATCAGCGAGCGTTTCGACTGAGGACAGATATTCACGCGATACCAGCACCGCTTCCGGTGGCGCGGCCTGAATACCCAGGAAGGCCAGCTCTTTCGCCATGGTGCTGAAATGCCCTTCGGCTTTACGCCTGCTGGCTGTCGACTCGCTGATGCCCATATGCTCGGCGTAAGACTTCTGTCCCACTGATGCAAGCCGGTTGAGCAGAACGCTTTCGATCTCAACCGGGTTGATTACTGGCGGGTCTAACTTTCGTGCGATTGCATTCTCCATTGGTAATAATCTCCTGGTGTTGATTGGAGGGCCGCCAGTTAGACGGCTTTGGGTTTACTCACTTCGAGTATTTGATCTGCAGTAAATTGTCCATCTGAGGCCTGGGCGATTTTTTCTGCATATTTGGTTTCACCCGTGTAATCAGTCCGTGGAAGGCTGCCGCTTCCAATCCATTTGTAGATGGCTCTCGGAGTAAGTTCGCAGGCTCGCGCTACTACAGGTACACGAATCTGTTTGATGATTTGGCCAAGACTTGTAGCTTGCATTTTTAACCCCCTAAAATTGAACTGTAAGTACATATTATGTCGGAACTGATAGTTCACGCAAGTGATATTATGATTGAACCTATGGTTCAAGAAGAAAAAGCGCGTACTGAGTTTTCCCAACGGCTAGCGCTGGCCTGTGATAAAGCTGGTTTACCTGCTCATGGTCGTCAGGCTGAAATTGCCAAACGAATGAAGCTCACACCAAAAGCGGTAAGTAAGTGGTTCAACGGGGAAGCGATTCCGAGACGTGGAAAGCTGCAAGAGTTAGCGGCTATAATTGGTACATCTTCGTCTCATCTACTGGGCGACAGTGCAGCAGATGGAATATCTGAGGGGCATTTGTTGATGAAGGATGATTCTTACCGGGTTGATATCTTTGATATCCAGGCGAGTGCTGGGCAAGGTGTTCTTGTGCGAGATGAGTTTATCGAAACCATCAAATCCATCGAGTACTCTACCGAGGAGGCGCGAGCTGTATTCGGAGGTCGACCGGCAGATCACATCAAAATGATTGCAGTTAACGGCGATTCAATGTCTGGGACTTTCGAGCCAAGAGATCAAATATTTGTCGATGTGAGCATCGATTGTTTCGATGGTGATGGAATTTATATTTTCGTTCTTGAAAATGATCTCTATATCAAACGGCTTCAGAAGCAACACAGAAAGCTTGCCGTGATATCAGATAATAAAAAATATGAAACGTGGTATATCGAGGATGGTGACTTCTCATCACTGCGCATTTGCGCAAAAGTTCTGGTAAGTCAATCACGTGCCTATCGCTTTCACAGCTAATCCCTTCATAGTGAATGGGTTAAGTTCAGGATCAGAACAAAATCATGCTCGCATTCCCTGAACAGCCCGTTCGTTGCACTAACCCTAAAAAATAAATCACCTTAAAGTTCATATAGATACTTCAATATGAACTTTCCATTCATAAAATATGTACTTTTGGTACTTTACATATTTGAACCATTAGTACATCATCACTACATCCAAACAACGCACATAAATGCGCAGATGGTCAAAAACTCCGCTGGCCGGCGATAAGGCATGAGGATGAGATGAAAACTAACCACGCAGTACCAAACAACGGTCGTGCAGTCGTCATGCGCAACAGTCGCACCGGCGCAGCATGGCAGGTTTCCTACGACTACCGCGACGGCACCTACTGGCACGAACCGCAGGGCAACCTGCGCAACATTCGCCGCCCTTATGCCTCACACACCATCGAACCAAATCTTGTGCCTGCGGGGACTCACTGATGGGAGCTCTGTACGCATTAGTGCTGACCATCACCATGACGAACGGTGATTACCAGGATGCTGTCGTCGGTATTTTCGACAATCAGCAGCAATGTGAAGCGGCAGCGAGTGAGCAAATGGGCGCCACTAACTGCTATCCAGTCGAAGGCATCATTCACGCTGACGAAACGCCAGCTGGTTATGACGCGAAATTTTGAGGGATAAGGGATGTGCAACTGCATTAATGAGGTCGGTGCTCAGATCGAAGCGCGGCTGAAAGAGAAGGTTCCGGAGGGCGCTGAAGTGAGTGAAAGCATCCTTGATCGCGGTTGGGAAAATAATGTTTTTTCTCTTTCTGATGGCGGCTCACACGTCACTCTGAAATACAAACTGGCATACCGGGCCAAAAAGAAAAACGGCGAAATGGCTAAAAACCTGAACCGCCTGGAAACCAACGTAAAAATGAGTTTCTGCCCGTTCTGCGGCGAATCGCAGGGCTAAAACCACCAGCAAAACCAACTTTGTTAAACGGTCGGCTTTCACAGCGACGGGATTCTTACAACCTTTTTCAGAGGAATGGATATGCAGGCTACGACCAAACAGCAGCAGGCGATGAACCTTATCGCGCTTCTGTGCCTGATGTACCACTTATCGCCAGCTGACCTTGAGGCCATCGCCCACCAGCTCGCGCACTTCGATGCAGTTTGTGATTACAGAACACAGGGGATTAACAATGCTGCGTGTCATTGATACCGAAACGACTGGGCTGGAAGGCGGCCCGGAAACCGTGGTGGAAATTGCCAGCGTCGATATCGTCGACGGGGTGATCTGCAACCCAATGAGCGACCTCGTTAAGCCAGGCGTGGCGATCGGTTTTGAGGCCATGGCTATTCACCATATCACCGAAGACATGGTGGAAGGCGCGCCGCTGCTCAGTGAAGTAATTGGCCGCTATATGGGTGCCGACGCATACGTCGCCCACAACGCGAAGTTCGACAAATCCAAACTGCCGCAGATTGATGCGCCGTGGATCTGCACCGCCAAGCTGGCGCGTTCGCTCCTGCCGGAGCACAAGAGCCACAGCAACCAGTACCTGCGCTACAGCCTCGGGCTGAAACCGGAAGTACCGGAGGGGCTTTACGCTCACCGAGCGCTGTATGACTGCTACGTCACCGCCGAATTGCTGCTCTATATGGGCCGCCTGGCGAAATGGACGATGGGCGAAATGCGGGCCATCTCCAATAACCCTTCCCTGCTGCATGCGCTCCGCTTCGGTAAGCACAAAGGCGTTTCGTTCGCAGAGCTGGCAAAAACAGAACCGGGTTACCTGCGCTGGCTCGTTGCCAACAGCGACGACGAAGACGTGCTGTTTACGGCTGAACACTGGCTGAACGGGGGTAAATGATGGGTACTCCAGTGCTGATCCTCGGTGACTCTGGCGCGGGCAAGTCCTACAGCCTGCGCAACTTCAATCCGGACGATGTGATGCTGCTCCAGTGCATCCCCAAAATGCTGCCGTTCAAGTCTGCGGGCTGGAAACTTCACGGCAAGCTGCTGCCAGACGGAAGCAAACAGCGCGGTAACGTTCTGCGCTCGGATAACTGGGAAACGGTGCTGGACACCATCTATCGCATGGTGCAGTCGAAAACGCGCCGCGTCCTGATCATCGACGATTTCCAGGTGGTCATGCAGCACGAAAACATGAACCGCGCGTACCAGACCGGCTATGCCAAGTTCACAGAAATGGCAGATCACATCTGGCGAATCATCATGGCGGCCACCGAGCTGCCGGACGACTTCCGCGTTTATTTCCTGGCTCACACCGAAGAGACCGAGGGGAAAATCCGCATGAAGACCACCGGGAAGATGCTCAACGAAAAGCTGACGCCAGAGGGCTATTTCTCCATCGTGCTGCGCGCCATCAAGAAGGACGGCAAACACGTTTTTCTCATCAAAGGCGATGACAACGACACCGCCAAAGCGCCGCCCGACCTGTTCCCGGACCAGACGGAAATGGACAACGACCTCCACGCCGTAGACGTGGCTATCACCGAATTTATGACCGAATTGTAACTTTGAGGATTTAACGATGAACCAACCAATGACTTTTATGTGGAACAACGAAACGGCTGAGATGGCGAAGAAAGCTGGCGCAACAGGCGGGATTAGCGAAACCGGCGCTTACGAGGGCGAAATCGTTTCTGCGGTGTACACCTTCGGAAAAGATGGCAGCCAGTCCCAGGCGCTCGAACTGAGCCTGGATTCCAACGGGCTTAAGGCGAATTTCCTGCGCATTAACTTCCTCGGCAAAGACGGCCAGCAGACTTTCGGCATGGGGCTGGTATCAGCGCTGATGTGGGTCGCCCAGGTAAAACAGGCGCAACCGCAGCAGGTACAGGGTCAAAACGGCATCGAATGGCACTGCCCGGCACTGGTTGGCAAAAAGGTGGGCCTGTTCCTCCAGAAGGTGCTGTACACCAAAAACGACGGCGGCGACGGCTACAAGTTCGAAGTGCGCCACGTTTTCCAGCCGGGAACGCGTAAGACCTACGCCGAGCACGCTGAAAATGCCCCAGCAGAAGCGATCGCCGCGCTTGAACTGTCGATGAAGGATAAGGACGAACGTATTCACGGCGGCGCACAGTTTTCTGGACCACGCAATACCCAACATGGCGGTAACCCTTATGCAAATCAGGCTGGTGGCGCACCACAGTCGCGCTTGCAGCAGAACAGCGGTCAGCCACCGGTCGACTTTGACGACGATATCCCGTTTGCGCCGATCGGTCTTCCGTTCCCTTCTCACTCTATCTATGCGCTATGACACACGCACAGGACGAAATCAGGGTTGGCGCGGTGCGCCTGCCCTGGCTCAAAGAGAAAAACGGATGGTTGCTGCCGTGGGGTGAAGTCGTTACTAACCCACTGAAAGCGCAACGACTGGCTGAAGAACTTAACGAAAAGCAGGTGCAGCATGAATTACGGATTTGTAAATGTTTGCGTTGAGCAAATCAATGAAGCGGTTAAGCTGCCACCAGCACACAATCCCGCATCACGAATTTGGCAGCGCCCGTTCCTTAAATGGGCTGGCGGCAAATATGCGCTGCTGCCGGAACTGGATCGCCTTATCCCCGCAGGGAAACGTCTTATTGAGCCTTTTGTGGGTGGCGGCTCGGTGTTCCTTAACTCAGATAAACACGAACGCTTCCTTCTGGCTGACGTCAACGCTGACCTGATTAACCTGTATCAGATGCTGGCGGTGGTCCCCGACTCGGTGATCTATGAGGCAATGAAGGCATTCAGGCATCTGAATGATGCCGAAAACTACACGGCAATTCGTGAAGCATTCAACGTGCAGCGGCTGGATGCGGTTGAGCGGGCAGCAGCATTCCTTTACCTCAACCGGCACTGCTTCAACGGCCTGATCCGTTACAACCTAGACGGTTTTTTTAACGTCGGCTTTGGGAAATATAAAGCGCCATATTTCCCGGAAGAAGAGATCAAGGCATTTAAGCGGAAGGCTCACTCATGCGTATTCATGAATGCAGGCTTCAGGCGCACGCTCGCGCTGGCAGGTGATGGTGACGTCATTTACTGCGATCCGCCTTATGAGCCGCTGCCCGGCACCGCTGGTTTCACTAACTACGCGGCTGGTGGGTTCTCATGGGATAGCCAGGTAGAGCTTGCGGAAAGCTGTGTGGCAGCCCACCAGCGAGGTGCAAAAGTGGTGATCAGCAATTCTACCGCTCCGCGCGTAATTGAACTTTACGAACAGCACGGCTTCACGCTGCACCACGTCAATGCTCGCCGGGCTATATCCAGCAAAGGCAGCACCCGCGAAACAGCGAGTGATGTCGTAGCCACTTTGGGAGTGCAGTGATGATGAAGCTGATTAATCGCAGTAAGCAATCACCTATCGGTCGCCGCGCTTGCGATGTTGCGCTGGCGGCGCACCACGCAAAATATGGCGATTATGGCAGGCAGAAACACCAGACAAATTACACCGTTGAGGTTGATGGTATGAAGGTCACTGTCGAAGTCGTCAACCGGGCAACCAGCTATGTCGCCACAGCAATGATCGGCGTTCGTAAACTTCGAAACCTGCCAGCACAGGCACACTGATTAACAATGACGGCCCCGGCTGGGGGCCACTGGAGAACATCGATGGAAGAAGAAGTATTTACCAGAGATGAGGCCGCCGCCTTCCTAAAAGTGGATAAAGGCACGATTGCCCAGTGGATAAAGTCCGGTCGCCTGGCTGCTACCCGAAAAAATCCACATAAGAAAAAAAGCCCATATCTGATCTGCAAAACAGACTGTATTGCGGCAGTGAAGAACCCGATCCACAATCAACCCGTGAATGCGGTTGATGTGCAGGAGGATAAAGCATGTCAATCAAACAACGTGCCGGTACGTGGCACTGCGACTTCGTTACGCCTGGTGGAAGTCGAATTAGACGGTCTCTTGGGACAACGGACAAAAGGCAAGCGCAGGAGCTCTATGATCAGCTGAAAGCTGAAGCATGGCGAGTTGATAAGATGGGGGAGTTTAAACCGCGAACGTTCGATGAAGCATGCGTTCGCTGGCTTAACGAAAAGCAGCACAAGAAAAGCCTGGACGATGACAAAAGCCGGATCGGATTCTGGAGGATGCACTTCAAAGGAATGGACCTGTCAGCAATCACGGAAGACAGGATCTTGTCGGCGGTGAGTTCGATGGTTAATCGCAAACATCGAATGAACTGGGAGGCTAAACGGGACAGCCTGCTGCGAAGAGGTAAGCCGGTTCCTGAATTTAAGGATAAACCAGCGTCGCTGGCGACGAAGGCGACGCACCTTGCTTTCATCCGGGCGCTGTTACGATGCGCGGCCAACGAATGGCGATGGATAGCCAAAGCGCCGAACATCAAATGCCCGGTGCCGAAAAATAAGCGTATTCGCTGGCTAACCAAAGAGGAAGCGGCGAACCTGATCCGGGAGCTTCCCGAGCATATGAAGCCAGTTGTTATTTTTGCACTGGCGACAGGGCTGCGCAGGTCGAACATCACCGATCTGGAGTGGTCACAAATTGATATGCAGAGGAAGGTCGCGTGGATTCACCCCGAGGACGCGAAAGCAGGAAGGGCGATTGGGGTCGCCCTGAACGAATCGGCCTGTAAGGTGCTGCGGGAGCAGCTGGGGAAACATAACCGGTGGGTCTTTGTTCACACTGAATCATCAGTTCGCCCGGATGGAACGAGAACAAAGGCGGTGCGCAAAATGCGGTCTGATGCTAACACGGCATGGCGCGCAGCGTTAAGGCGGGCGGGAATCGAAAATTTCCGCTTCCATGACCTGCGGCACACCTGGGCAAGCTGGCTTGTACAGTCCGGCGTGCCACTCAGTGCGCTACAGGAAATGGGCGGGTGGGAAAGTATCGAGATGGTACAGCGTTATGCCCATCTGGCACCGAATCACCTGACGCAGCATGCCATGCAAATCGACTCATTCCTGGCGGGGAATGGCACAAATATGGCACAAGGCGCTTTTGCTGAACTAGTGAATATCGCGTGAACCCGCGTGGTTAGTGGTGCCGATAATAGGAGTCGAACCTACGACCTTCGCATTACGAATGCGCTGCTCTACCAACTGAGCTATATCGGCCCTGAAAGGCCGGTTACGAGCGTAACCACGGGGCAGAAGGTTAGATCTAACCGGGTGATGCGTCAATGCCCTTTTGAATCAAACGGCTATTTTTGCATCACCCGTGATTATTTACGCACGAATCGTATCATCACCGAAGCCGATCCACTTGTAGGTGGTCAGTGCTTCCAGGCCCATCGGGCCTCTTGCATGCAGTTTTTGCGTGCTGACAGCAACTTCTGCGCCCAGGCCGAACTGACCGCCGTCGGTGAAGCGGGTTGAGGCATTCACGTACACGGCGGAGGAGTCCACCTCATTCACAAAGCGATCGGCATTGCGCAGGGTGCGCGTCAGAATCGCATCCGAGTGCTGGGTACCATGTTCACGGATGTGAGCAATGGCATCGTCAAGGCTCGCAACCACCTTCACGTTCAAATCCAGCGACAGAAATTCGTCGTCGTACTGTTCCGCTTTGACCGGTACCACCGTCGCCGGGCCGTCTTTTAGCAGTGCCAGCGCGTTGGCATCCGCATGCAGCGTCACGCCGCTTTCGGCCATCTGTTTGCTCAGAGCAGGCAGGAAGGTATTGGCGATGCCCTGATGCACCAGCAGCGTTTCAACCGTATTACAGGTGCTTGGACGCTGGGTTTTGGCATTGACGATAATCTTGAGCGCCGGTTCAATCTCGGCACTGTCATCGACCACGATATGGCACACGCCGATACCGCCCGTGATCACAGGAATGGTCGACTGCTCACGGCACAGCTTGTGCAGGCCCGCGCCACCGCGTGGGATCAGCATGTCGATGTATTTATCCATGCGCAGCATCTCGTTCACCAGCGCACGGTCCGGGCTCTCGATTGCCTGTACGGCACCTGCCGGCAGGCCGCACTCTTCCAGCGCCTGCTGGATAACGTTTACGGTCGCGGCGTTGGTACGCCAGGTCTCTTTCCCGCCACGCAGAATGGCAGCGTTGCCGGTCTTCAGGCACAGGGAAGCGACATCAACCGTGACGTTGGGGCGGGCTTCATAGATCACGCCAATCACGCCCAACGGCACGCGACGACGCTCAAGGCGCAGCCCGCTGTCGAGCAGCCCACCGTCAATGACCTGACCTACCGGATCGGCAAGATTGCAGACCTGGCGGACATCGTCAGCGATGCCTTTCAGACGTGCCGGGGTCAGCGCCAGGCGGTCGAGCATTGCTTCGCTCAGGCCATTGCGACGCGCTTCCAGCAGATCCTGCTCGTTGGCGAGCAGAATCTCCTGCGACTGCGATTCCAGATAATCAGCGATTTTTTCCAGCACGCGGTTTTTCTCGCGGCTGGAAAGGAGCGCCAGTTTGTAAGAGGCGGCCTTCGCGGCTGCGCCCATTTGTTCCAGCAT